ACCGTTTTCTGGAATTATAATATTATCATCGTCCATATCACTTACGAATTGATCATAAACTGATATAAGTTTAGCATCTTGAGTTTCAGTCATTGTAATAATTTTATCTTGACGTATTACGAATATATCTTGATCTGAGAGTTCTAACCAAGGTTTAACCTTAACTAGAGATCTCATGCCTGGATGACTAATATACTTCATAGTCACAGGATTGTTTAAAATTATAACTGCTTCATCTTCTGATTCGTCAACACAAACCACTGAAAGGATTTCTTCCCCAGATGTTAGTTTAATAATAGCATAGAACTCTTCGCCCATTAGTTTTTCAGTGGTATGTTAACTATATCATAATTGAAATTTTCTTGGTTGTAAACCTTAATTCTTTCAATTAAATGATTTAATGTGTAGTTTTTTCTTGATTTATAAGAAATATCATCAGCAATATCATATAGAGTTGCCTTCGATTTCTTGTCTCCTTTACGGAGAACTCTACCGATTGACTGAAGATTACGAATTCTAGATTTGGAGGGTGAAGCAAAAATTACATTATGAAGGTTTTTAATGTTAATTCCAGTTGAGAAGGTGCCGTAAGAGGCAACGATAATGGCATTGTTTTCACTTTCTGCGATCTCACGAACCTTTTCTCGATTTTCTGTTTCAACCCCGCCATGTATGAAAAATACTTGACGATCATCTGATTTATTATTATTTATTAAATCAAAAAGTGGTTGACCGTGCCCCTCAACTCTTGCATATAGTATCAAAGTATTGCCTTTTAAATCCAATGCAAGATTTTTAATAAAGTTATTTCGACGATTATGACCAATAATATATTGTATCTCATCTTCAAATGTTTCAAACTTATTCGGTGAGTGTTTCAATAGAAGTATATTGATATTTAATTTTGCTAGATGACCCTTCTTCATGAGTTCATCTGTCTTTATTATTTTATATGAAGCACCAAACAATCCTTCCAAAACCCACTTGTGCGTTTGAGTTCCGTCAAGTGTGCCAGTAAATCCAAACCGATATTTGGCATCAGAAAGTTTTGACATTATAGATACTAACGATTTACTTTTGAACTGGTGAGCCTCATCCCCAACCACAACAGAGAACCTCTCAAAATACTTTCTGGGGAGTTTGTAGATTGATTGCCAAGTAGTAATAATGACTTGAGAGTCCGTCTCTCTTTCTTTACCTGCGTATATCTTGTGGCAAAATGAACCTACGTCCCAGCCATAGTCTGCAAAATCTTTATACATCTGTTCTACTAGGGAAGTCGTCGGAACGACTATCAGAGTATTTTTCCCTTTCTCAACGTAATATCTCACAATCGAGTATATCATCAGAGATTTACCCGAAGCAGTTGGGGATATCAACAGCTTTCTATTATGTTTTAGAGCGTCGTATACTCCCTCTACTTGATATTCACGGGGAGCATACCTACTGATTGCTGTCATATAATCCTTCACACCCTCTTTCGAGATCATACCATTGACTTCAAATGGTAGACCATAGTATTCGCTTTCTATAAATTCGTAAGTATATTCGTGATCTTCGCAAAACTTTATTAACTTATCAAGTAATCCAACATACATCTCTCCGTTGTGATTACTAAACAGTCTTATCTTTCCATCCCAATACTTGTTACGGTATTGTGGCATGAATTTAGCACCTGGTACATCAAAAGTAAAATAGTCAGACAGTTCATAATATACATGAGGTTCTGATTTTACCTGTAGATATACTTCATTCTTCTTTGAAATAACCAAATGAGACATGACATCTCCATCATTTTAGTTATTTATGCTGGTCTCTCTGGGTAAAATCTATACCTTCCATATGATCATGTTCATGTTGGAAAACTCTAGAAGCGAGTCCTTCTAACTTTTTTTTATGTAATTTTTTATCAACATCTTCATACTTGACAACAATCTTGTTAGGTCTTAAAACATTTACAGTTTGGTCTGGAAAAGATAAGCATCCTTCTTCACACCAACTTGATTCTCCATATGTTTTAATGATTCTTGGATTAAAACAAGTAATTACTTCTTCTGTTTTGACATCAATCATCATACAGAATGCTCTTTCCCAAATACCAATTTGATTTGCAGAAAGACCGATACCCTCATAATGAAACATATTTCTAATTAGTATCTCTGATAATTGATGTCGATTCAAATTATAACTACATGAATCAATTCGATGATGAAATAATTGATGCTCTGGTTTTACGAGTTCTTTTATATAATCTACTCTTGGGGTAATCATTAAAATCCTGCTTGAAACTTCTGCCATTCGATGGCATTTTTAATTTGATATGTACGACCTGATATATTTCTAATTATCTCTTCAAGAAATTTCAATGTAACGTCATAATATCTGATCTTCATATCAATCTTGGTTAGTTTTTCATCGGCATCCATATGTCTTTGTATTGCATCTTTTTCTCTAACCTTATAAGGAAAAGGTTCTTCCTCATAAACCTCTGCAGGTGCCTTACCAGTATAGTAGTTATGTCTTTCTAATCTAATCTTGGTATACTGCTCCCTTGCTTTCTCTCTCATCAGAGTTACTGTATTGTATACAGTGTAATACTTTGAGTGAAGTTGAGGTATTTTTAACGATTCATCATGTAAGTTATCAGGATTTATGACAGCATCACGCTCCCACATTTCCTGAATTTTATCAAGATTCATAAACGATTTCCGTTTGTATCAACGATGTTATATACAGTATACTTGAAAGATGCTTCTGCTGTGAAGTAATTAACATCATTTTCAGTAGCATCAAATTCTAAAGATGTGATAGAAGTTGGAAATAGATCACTAAACTTAACTCTTGCAATAGTTCTAAAGTTTGAATTTAGAATACTTAAAGTGCCATCACAGAATTGTTCATTAAAATCTCTTTGACCTTCTATATCGGTAACTTTGTCTTTAAACTGTTGAGGTGTCTCTGGAAATCCAAGACCAGTCAACCAGTTATGTACCGCCATGTAGTTCTCAAGATTTTCATCTACAAGAAAACGGAGACTAAAATCACCATACTGGAGTTTTTCACCAGGTATATCCAAGTCTTTTAGATATGATGCTTGTATTGCTGTACCTAATACTATCTCTGGTATTCTAGCAGAATTTGAGAAAAAGTCAACCTTCGGGAACTTTGCCAAAGTAAATTTAAAACCTACTGGTGCGAGAAAGTTTCGGTTTTGAATTTGACTGGCAAATACGGAAGTCATGTGATTTCACTCTCTGATTCTTTTTTAAGGTTACGCTTGATCATTTTAGCGTAAGTTGCTTCTGCCTTTGTGTACAGATATGGGTTTTTTTTAGATCTCTTGATAATAAGTTTAGCTGCTTTTTTATCATTCATATGTTATTTAGTCTGATTGTCTCGGATTAGTAAGAGTCCAATTATTAATGTTAAACACATCCAGATAGACCCACTTCGCATAGTGCACTCCACGATAGCATAGAAATGCGAAAACCTTTTCTGGGTTGTGAATTTCGGGGTCGTATTCAGGAATTTCTGGCGACCTCCACTCGATGTGTAACATTGGTCTTTACCTACTGTAACATTATTTAGGTTTCCAAACATTGACAAAAAAAGAGACCCTTTTGGGGTCTCTTGAAAAAATATGTAATATCCGATTACATAAGGTTGTTAACTCTAACTCTTCTGTAGTAGCGGTTAGCATTAACTGTAAGTGCACCTGAACCTTGAGATGTACCATGAGCAAATGGGTTAGCAACAACACCATAACGAGTCTTAAACCCGATTTTTGGCTGGAATGTGTTCTCTCCCACAGCACGAACCATCTGTAGTGGAACGTATGGGCAGTAGAATAATCCTGCGTCATATGGTGAAGAACCTTTGTATCCCATAACGTAGTACTGTGAAGCAGCAACGTTAGCAGCAAAAGGATCAATGTATACTCTGTACTTACCTTGAAGAACACCAGCAAATGTATTGCCTGTGTCATCTACATTAAGGTTAGCATTTAAAGCAGGAGTGTAATCCAATACACCTGCCATTGTCAAAGCGGAAGCAACGTCTGCGGAGCAGAGGATCATGTTGCCCTTTCCTCGACGAGTTTCCTGTGCGATTGCGTTAGCATCTCTTTCCATCTGGAAGATCAGTCCTTTGAATTTCTCAACTGACCATCTACCGTTACTGTCTGTGTCTAGGTCAAATGTACCTGCAGAAGCAACGTTTGCTTGTGCACCAGATTTAGCAACCTTATAGATTGTTCTGATAACTTCTCTGTTGATCTCTGCAAGAATCTCTGTTGAAAGAATGTTAGCAAGTTCTGCTTCAGCATTCAATCCGTGGATTGCTTTAAGATCTTGAGCTAGTTCTAAACTGTACTCTGCCTTTAGAGCTCTGGACTTCGCAGTAACAGTTACCTTCTCGATGGAGAATGCCATCTCGTTGAAGTTGTCACCAGTTGTTCCTAGATCTTCAGCATCATCAGTTCTCATACCCTGACCAACTTGATAAGTTGTTCCTACTTGAGAAGCTTCTGGGTTAAGAAGTCCTGGGTTTGTACCAGCGGAAGCACCTGAAGCAATACCACCAGTTGTACCGAAACCAACTGCCTGACCTGTCATTCCGTTGGTTAGGTCGAATCCTTCGTTCTGACCAGAGAATGAAGTATCTGCTTCGTCGAAGAATGCTTCAGTTCCACTCTGATTAGTGTATCTGGATCTCATTGCAAAGATAAGTCCTGTAGGACCATTCATTGGTTGAACACCAGCAAGGTCATAAGCGACCAAGTTTGGCATTGAACGTCTAATAAGACTGATTAATACAGGGTCGAAACCTGCTACAGGTCCTGTTGCAGTTGCGTTAGCACTGAAACCAGCGTTTGAACCTGTGTTTGTATTTACTGTTGGCTGTTCATAAAGGAACTCTTTTTCCTCTCTGATTGCCTGTTCTTGGTTCTCCAAGAGAACGGCTGTTACCATTCTACGATGTGGATCTTTGATTGCATCAAGACCATCATAGTCTAGAAGGGGTGCCCACTTCTCTTGCAGAGCCTCGTTTGAAATTGGGGCTTGCATTTATTTAAAAAGTAAGTTTGAATTTATGATATAAAAATCATTTTTTGTTAGAAACTCTTGTCAGAGTCTGAAGGTATCTCTCCATTGTATTACTAACTGGAGTAGTTTGATACTGTGTGGATTGAGTCTCTTCAGAGAGATTCTCTGATTCGTCTCTTTGAACACCAGCGTTTTCTGGGAAGTATGACTTCCTCAATGTTGCTAGTTTCTCACGATAGGATGTTTCACTTTCAAACTCAACATTTTCGGCAAGAGAGGCGAACTTGTCCTTTTGACTTAGGGCAAGACCTTCAGCGACTTCTGCAAAGATTACATCGGCAACTGACTCGGCTAATCTCTTATTAAGAGCAACGTTTTTATCAATTTGCTCGTTGAGTTTACCTTCCATTTCATCAAGTTTATCTACCATATTCTCTAGTACATCATATTTTTCGTCAGGAATAGATACATAATGTTCTTCAAAAAGACTTCTCATTCCTGTCAAGAATGATTCAGTCATTTCGGTCTTAAGACCTTTTTCAACTGCGAGTTGATTTTCAGCAATCCACTCGTCAGCAACATATTCTAGGTAAGAATCAACACGATCTGTTAATTCTTCTTTAATTGATTGTACTTGCTCAATTAAATTCTCTTCGTATTCAGATTTAACTTGCTCTTTCATTTCAGCAACTTTAGATCTGATAGCAGCTTCAAAGATTGTTCTTGCTTTGTTAGTGAAGTCTTCTGATAGTTCTTCACCTTCAAGAAGTGCTTGAATGTCTGTCTCGACATCAATTGCTTCTTCCTCTTCTTCGACAATCTCTTCTTCTGTTGTTTCTTCTTCAGAAACAATTTCGTCCGCTGTTTCCTCTTCTTCGGATACAACCTCATCAGTTGTTACTTCGTCTTCAGCGACTACTTCGCCTTCAACTTCTTCCTCTTCCTTCATTCCCGCTGGAGTTGCCTCTGCAGGTTTTGCACCTTTGTTTACAATATCCTTAACTTGCTTAAGGGTTGTACCAGGTGTTTTTAACTTTGCTGAATCGTCATCAGCTTTATAGTTTTCGGGAGTAGGACCACCAAGATCCTCTACGTTAGGTGGTGTTCCACCTGTTGTTAGTTTTGGCATGGGATCTGCAGGTTTTGCACCTTTAGTTACCACGTTCTCTTCGATGTTTTCCATTTCTTGTAAGGTTGTTCCAACGGACATTTTAGATATTTAGGTATAATCTGATATTATTTATAGAACTTATAGATTTGATAAGAAATCACTGAATAGATTCAGCTTATGTTCTTCCAATCTACCTTGATCTACAAGTGTATTAATACGTTTTTGTGTTTGTGCTGCTTGTTGTTCACGAAGAATTCCTCCTTCCCAAACCCACTCTTTTCCTTCCATAATTCCAGACACAAATGCATCAGGAGCAGAAGGATCGGCAACGATATCTGCAGCAGTTGCCAACATGAAATCTTCACCTACAACTTTATATCCTTCGGATGTAGTTTTAAGTGAACCAACTCCACGAGAAGATACACCAAGTGTAACTCCTTCATCAATGAGAGATTTTGCAATCTTACCCATTGGTGTATCGAGAAGTTGTGCTTTTCCAATAAAATTATTTCCTTCTTGACGAAGTTGTGTAATTTTATGAGATACACGATCAAGGTTAACTGTAGGACCATCTGGATGACCAAGTTCACCAAGAGCACGACCTTTCTTAATGAAAGATTCGTTATAACGATTTACTTCACGAGAGAGAGTATTAACAGGGTACATTCTACCATTGCGGTTTTTGATTTCTCCTTGAAGAAAGACACCTTCAATGTACATTTTCTTTTTGGCACCTTTCCCTTCAGTGATGAATTTTACCTTTGCTACTTCCTCTGTAATTAGTTTCATTTTCTTAATTTGTAAATCCTACTTTTGTTGCTTTGAAAGCACCTGATCCATGAATTGTATATGATGGTTGTTTTTCAATATATTCAATTGCATTATCAGGTAATGTAATTGATCCTGTTCCAGAATATTCGTTTGCTCCTGTTGGATCTGTAACTGTAAGCACAAGATCAGATCCAGAGCTATTGAAAACTCTAACACATGTTGCACTACCTACGGTTGTGCTATTTCCTACACCAGAAGCAACAGAAGATTCCGATGCTAAAATTAGAGTTCTATTCGCCATTGGGTTCCTCTTCTTGCTCTACTTCAGTTTCGTCAAACATACTATCAGCAACTGATTTACGAATATCTTCAATTTTCGCAGCTGCTTTTGCATACAAAAGATCCTTAATTTGATCTGTTGTATCTGCAGGAGAAGCGTCAGTGGCTATCAAGTCTACAATTTTTTCCATGAAATTTTAATATAGTTATATATTTTATTTATATCTCGGCCTTTTTAGTGTCTTTTTGCAATTGAGCGTCGGTTACACCACCATCTATGTCGGGTTCCGTTGGTACATCTCCAAGGTCTCCCATTTCACCTCCAAGTGGTTCACCTGTTATTGGATCAACAGCATTTGGATCTGGTATAATTCCATCTTTAATTTCCTGTTCAATTTGCTCATCAATTTCTCCCATTTCAGTATCACTCTGACGAAGAACTTTTGATCTTACATATTGATTAGAATAATACTTTCCAATATATGGTTCGATTGTTGCTAATGTACCGAGTCTTTCGTTAAGTAATTCTGATTCTTTTAACTCTGCAAATTGATTATCATACAAGAAATCGTATTGAATATGATCACTTAATGAATTCCAATCTTCTGGAGTAATTATATTCTTTAAAATTAATTGTGTCTTTAATAAATCAGCAAAAAGATTTGCAAATCTTTTACGTAATCTTCCAACAAATTTTGCAAACTTCAATTCATCTCTTAATATCTCTGATGATCTTCCTAAATTAAATCCACCATCACTTGCAATTCTTGATTCTGGAACACATAATGATCTGTATAATTTTTTCTGGAAGTATTCAATATCAGAAAGTTCACCAAGATTTTGTCCACCTGGTAAAGTTGTAATTTCAGTTCCACGACCACCTTCTCTACGAGGCAACCAGAAATCTTCCATCATACTCATAAATTTACGATCATCTCTGATCTCACCAGTACCTGCATCGTAAACTAACTTATTACGATAACGACTCATCACTTCTTTTAGATATTGTTCTGCCTTAACTTTTGGTAGATTACCAACATCAATATAAAATATTCTTCTTTCTGGTGCTCTTGATAGTCTATAAATTACAAGACTATCTTCAACCATACGAAGTTGGTTTAATGATTTGATTGCCTTATGTAAATATGATAAACAAGTTCCTTTATTACGATCAAATAAACCTGATGTCACATAGCAAATTGAATCTTTTGCAATTTGAATACCACCTTTTCCACTTGCAGGACTACCACTTGAGAAAAATTGTGTTGGAAAGTTAGGTTTTGGTGTATACAAATAATATTCTTCTATATCAGGATAAACTGCCTGACGAATATCAACTGCTCTGTTTGAAACTATATTTTCATTTTGATCTTTTTTCTTTTCTTTCCGAATGAATTTCATCTTCATTGGATCAATATATCTTACTTCTTGTATTCCATCCTCTGGTTTTTTAGTATCAATAACTTTGAGATAATATAATCTACCATCTACATACCAATTTCTAAAAATTTCGTGTGCTTTTTTATCAAAATCCATTATTTCTTTAATGTATTTGAATTCTTCACGAATTTTATCTTTTAATTTATCGCTTGCGTTTACGTTACTTAATTCTATTTCTACTGGTGAGTCATATAAATCACTAACAATCGCTTCATTTACAACATCTTCAACTGCAGAATCTGCTTCTGGATGAAGAACCATCTCACGATACCTCTTCATTAAATCGTATTCTGTTCTGTAAACTCCTTCAATATCTACGTATTGACCATAAAAACCACTAGCGATATAATTGTCAACTCCGTCCTCATTGGTTTTGGGGACGGGAGCGACTACCGATGGTGGTTTTTGTTGTTGGTCATCAATAGAGAACCCAAATAGTCTTGGCATAGTATAACCTGCTTTTTATTCTATTATAGCACTATTTATCAGTTTTAGGTAATGCTCTCTCCTCCAGCATTAGCTCCTACTCCTTTAATAGACTCATAGTATAGTACTTGTAATTCTACAGTAAACTCTTGTATTGTGTCAACTGTTTCGTAAGATAAATCAACTTGACTTATTTGAGTTGGGAAAACATCATAGAATCTGTATGTTCTTAATGTAGATCCATCACGATCTAACTGGTGAACATAAGCATCTTCTTGATAATCTGCTGGATTGTTTGTACCTGTTGCATCAGACAATCTGTTGATTGAGTTCATCCACTTCTCAAAAGCAGAACGAATCGCAAAGTCAGTATCGTTGATAACTGTGATTGTCCATGTATCAAAGGTTCTGTCTCCAGCAATCTTAAGAATCCTACCTCTAAAGTTAACATCAATTGGAGTGATGTTAGATGCAGGAAGTGCTGCTGCTTTGACCAAGAACCTTGCCTTTTCCTTTACATCGTTGTCAATTGCAATCTCTTCTGGGAAAGCAAGTTCAACTTCAAATAGATTAGGTCTTGCACCACCACCGATCAATTTACTCTTGAAATCGGTAATCTTTCTTAATGGTGGTCTGTTAAGTTGGGTTGCCATTTGTTTTTATACCTCTAATTTAATTAAACAGAACCAATGACTTCATCAAATGAGATGCCAGTTCTTGTAGCAACAAAGGTGAGACCGATAAAGTTAATTGATCTCGATGGTTTAATAAAGATGTCTGCTACAAATTCGTTACTATCTATAACAGCTGCAGTGTTATTTGTTTCATCGCAAATAACTCTGAAATCAAATATCCCACGTTTTGATTGAACATCACGTAAGAATGGTTCAACTATGTTAATGAAATTAGTTCTTGTAATCTCATCGTTGAACTCGAATAGTTGATCTCTTGCAGCAGACTTAATTGCATTCTCAAGATAGATGAATAATCTACGAACGTTAATGCGATCAAATGCTGATGCTTTTCCAAATCCTGTCTTGTCACCAAATAATATGATTCCTGCACCAGGTGAGAAGATAACTGGGTTTACTCTGTTTGAGTAAAGTGTATCTCTCTGTGATTGATTTGGATTGTATGCAAGTTTCACTGCATTGAGGATTGTACCTCTTGCTGTTCCCGCTGGTGAGAACCAAGGGAAGTTGTTAATGTCATTTCTTGCACATGTTCCTGCAATGTCTCCATTCATTGGAACATAGCGGAATGTATCGTTAAAACGATCATACATGTACTTGTAACCACTATCAAATACACCGAATGTAGTTGATGTGATTGGTGAGAAGTAACTGACTAGATTGTCAGTAATCTGTGAGTTTGAGTAAACTGTAACTGATCCAGCAGCGGTGTCATTTAAGAATGATCCTCTGTTAGGTGAAACAAATGCGATAGCATCTTTTCTTAATTCAGCGATTGAGATGATTTTATTCGCTAGTGCTTGTGACTCTTCTTTAGTATAGTTTGAAGAACCCATGAGTAAGAAGTCTACATCAGTCTCTTCTGGATTCTCAAATAAGTCATAACCAGTTCCTAGATCACCGATTGTAACTGTAAATGAACCAGCAGAAATTGTATCTGTAGTTCCACCATAGTTCTTACCACCACCCAAAGTAAGTGTTGTAGATCCTGCACCTGCATAACTTATACCTTGTGCATTCTGATCCCATCCATTGTTTGATGCAAAAGTGAATCCACCAGACTGGAAGTTAGTAGTTGTAATTCCAGCAGGAGCACTACCACCAAATATGTTTGTTGAGTTATTATAAAGATATTTTCTCCAGTATGATGGAGTTCCAGCAGAGAATTCAGAATCTTTTGCTTTTGAAAGATTTAAGTGCTTCTCTAAAACTGTTCCTGCATTTCCTGTAACTTTACCCTGATCATCATATACAACAACATGAACTTCATCAAATCTAGAACTTCTTGATGATGCGAAGGTTGATGTACCTGGACGATCAGAAATGTTGTTCCATTTGATTGTTGAATTTGATAACTCAATTGTTTGCTGATCAAACCAATCAGATGCTCCAGAAACTGTGGTTGTGCTTCCTCCACCTGCATTTGATGTGACTTCATAACTTAATAAACCACCAGTTGCATCTGTGCTGAACTGATATGCTCCACCTGGTTGATAGTCTTTTGAAGTTTCAACACCAGCAGCGGATACATGAGCAACAAATTTGACTTCAATGTTTTCTCCTGTTACACCAGTGACGATTCCTTTAAAGTATCCATCTAATACTGATGTTCCTCCAACACCTGCTACAACTGTGTTTGCTGGAACCATCTGTGTGACTCCAACACCAACTGTAAGTGTGCTGACTCCAACTGTTAATACCTGATCTGCTTTACTATCGATCAGTGCAACCTTAAGTCCATTTCCCCATGAACCAGGATTTCGTGCTGCGAATGTAACACCTGTGATGGTGCTTGTATCATAACCTTTATTGTTATAATCTTCTGTGCTGTCTATTCTAATGCTGTTTGCAGCACCTACATATGCGTTTGTTAAATCAACGTCACCTGCTCTGACAACGCTCATTACTCCACCATAGGCCAAGTATGATTGAGCTACCATGAAGTGCTCAAAGTGTTTGTCAGTTTCAGATGGTTCACCAAAATTATCTAACAGGTCTTGCTCATTCTCTACAAGGATTGGTTCGTTGACAGGTCCTTTCGCAAAGGGAGCGACGATAGCACCAACTTTATCAGTTGCTGTATCAACTCTACCAATGGTAAGGTCAACCTCTCTTACTACAATACCAGGAGATGCTAAATTTAGTGGCATCTTTTCTCTCCGAATCTCAGATTATTTCTGAAATTATTTATTGAAAAGTATATTTCCAACGGGGAAACATCACATGAACACTACCAATCTGGATATGCCCAATCAGAAAATATCCTTTTCTTCTTTCTATTCTTTACAATTCTTTTTATTGTACATACTTTGCACTCATACGCATAAGAAGATGGCAATGAGTTTCGATTCTTATGTGTTAGATAAAAGTCTTCTAGTAAACTCTTTACCTC